GCTGGCGGATATTCAGCCGGCTTGGTGGCCGACTCACAGCTACGGCAGCATCCGTCTCTACAATGACTACAACTACGACTATGCCGCCATTTACCGCATGCAGCCAAACGTGCGCACCTGCGTCGACTTCCTGGCGCGCAACATCGCGCAACTCGGTCTGCACGTCTTCCGCCGCGTTTCGGAGACCGACCGTGAGCGGCTGCGCGATCATCCATTGGCGCAGGTGATCGCCAAGCCATTGCCTGCCGAGTACAAAGTCACCCGCTACCGACTCATTGAGGCGCTGGTTGCGGACCTCGGCGTCTATTTTAACGCCTATTGGCTCAAGATCCGCACCGACGGCACGCTGGGTCTCCTCCGCATCCCGCCGCAGTATATGCACGTCGAAGGCGGGCTCGTGCCGGGCAAGTATGAGATCCGGATGGGCACGACGACGATCAAAGTGCCTGCAGCGGACATCGTGCACATCAGGGGCTACAACGCCGAGAGCACGGTAGTCGGCTTGTCGCCGCTTGAGACGCTGCGGCGGATTCTGGCCGAGGAGCATGCCGCGGGGGACTATCGGGAGCACTTCTGGCAGAACGCGGCGCGCATGCATGGCGTGATCGAGCGGCCCTCGACGGCGCCGGAGTGGAGCGCCGCGGCCCGGGCCCGGTTCAAGGCCGAGTTTGAAGCGCTCTATGCAGGCGGGAAAAACAGCGGAAAGACAGCGATTCTGGAGGAGGACATGACCTGGAAGCAGGTCGAGTTTAACGCTCAGGAGTCGGAGTATCTCGCCGGGCGGAAGCTCACGCGGGAAGAATGCGCGCGAGCCTATCACATTCCTCTGCCGATGGTCGGGATCCTAGACCATGCGACATTCAGCAACATCAAAGAGCAGCATAAGAACCTCTACCAGGATGCACTGGGGCCCTGGCTGCGCATGATCGAGGAAGATATCGGCCTGCAGCTTCTTCCTGAGTTCGAGGATACCGACGGCGTCTATTGCGAATTCAACATCAAGGAGAAGCTCGCCGGATCATTTGAGGAGCAGACTACGGCATTGCAGAGCGCCGTGGGGCGGCCGTGGATGACAGCGAACGAGGCCCGGGCCCGGCAGAATCTACCAAGCCTAGAGGGCGGGGACACATTGGTGACGCCATTGAATGTGCTGATTGGCGGGCAGGCAAGCCCTCGGGATAGCGCGCCTGAGCAAAGGAGCAAAGCGATAGAGGGGCCCGAGCAGAAGGCGGCGCTGGACGTGCACAACCAGGAGCTGCGGGAGCGGCATGAGGAGAAATGGCGGCAGGTCCTGGCGCGCCACTACCGCCGGCAGGAGGCCGCGATCGTGAGCCGGATCCCGGAGGCCGCGGGCAGGAAGCCGGATGGTGTCAAGATCGTGATCGGCGACATCTGGTATGACGACGAACGCTGGGCCAATGAGCTGCGCGACGACCTTCTTCCGATGAACACATTGACTGCACAGACGTGGGCGGAGCTGACGGTCGGCGCCCTGGAGGCCGACGTCGACGTCGATGAGATGGAGCGGCGCATGCAGCCGTGGCTCGAGGAGCACAGCCGCGTGCAGGCTGCCTACATCAACGATTTCACGCGAGAGCGGCTTGAGGATGCGCTGCGGGAGCCGGAGCCGCGGCAGGCGGTGAAAGATTTATTCGCGCAGGCGGTCAGCGTCTGGGCGGTGCGTGAGGCCATGAGCGCCGTCACGACCGCGATCAATTTTGGCGCCGTCGAGGGGGCCTCCGCATCTGGATTGCGCACGAAGACCTGGCAGGTCAACAGCTCGAATCCGCGGCCGGATCATGCCGCATTGAACGGCGTGACGGTCGGGATCCGTGAGACGTTCCCGAACGGCCTGCGCTGGCCTGGGGATCCGCGGGGTTCGGCGGAACAGAACGCGAATTGTCAATGCACGGTGAGGTTCAGCGAATGAGCAAGAGCGCGCTCGAAGCGAAATTCGCGTTGGCCTGGCGGATGCTTGGGCCGTCCGAACCCGAGATCGTGCATGAGCACGTCTTTCATCCGGATCGGCGCTGGCGGTTTGATTTCGCCTTCCCGGATGCGAAGCTCGCCGTCGAGATCGACGGAGGGCAGTGGGCACCGCACGGCGGCCGCCACAGCCGCGACAGCGACCGCGAAAAACTGAATGCCGCGGCGGTCCTCGGGTGGCGCGTGCTGCGCTACAGCGGCACGATGCTCAAGGATCCGGAGAGTGTGGTGGCCGAGATTGTGGTTGCCTTGGAGGGCAAGGATGCCGTGGACGTATGACAACCCGCCGGCCGTCGCGGAGAACTGGACGGAAGCCGAACGGCGCCGCTGCGTCGACGCCGCCAACGCCGTCCTCGAAGGAGGCGGCTCAGATGAAGAAGCGATTTATGCATGCATCGCGGCTGCAGGTAAGGCCCGTGTGCATTACGGGCAAGGAGGAGCGATGGCGAGGAAGACGTTTCATGCGCCGATTGTGCTGAAAGAGGATGGCGAGGACGGGACGTTCAAGTCCGTTTTCGCGCAGTTCAACGTGATCGATCACGACGGCGACGTCACCCAGCCGGGCGCGTTCCGGGATGGGGCCGAAACTGTGGTCGAGGGATGGAATCATGATTGGGGCCTTCCTGTCGGAAAGGGGGTGATCCATTCTAACGAGCGTGAGGCTTGGATCGAAGGGAAATTCTTCCTCGATACGGCCCAGGGTAAGGATCATTACCTGACGCTCAAGAACCTCGAGGGGCTCGAGGAATGGTCATATACCTTCGACATCGAGGCGGCCGAGGCCGGTGAATTTGATGGCGAGCGGGTCCGGTTCCTCAAGCGCCTGGATGTGTGGGGTGTGGCGCCGGTCACGCGCGGCGCCGGGATTGGCACGCGGACGGTTACGCTGAAAGCGGCTCCTCAATTGACTGAAGACGAGATCGTTCGTCTCAAGGCATTAGCATGCGACGGCGCGAAAGGCGCGATCGGATCGCACTCAACACCGACGACCGATGCCGCGTGGGACGGCCCGGCGAATGAGACGCGGGTTAGAAGCGGAGAGGATTTGGCTTACTATCGCCGCATCTATGCCTGGCGTGACCCCGACGGTGATCCCGAGGTCAAGTCGACGTATAAATTCATTCATCACATGGTGGACGGCGATGGCAATCCCGGGGCGGCCAACATTCGGGCCTGCCAGACGGGTATCGGTGTATTGAACGGCGGACGGGGTGGCACGACCATTCCCGACGCCGATCGGAAGGGCGTCTACAACCATCTGGCAAAACATCTGCGCGATGCAGATGTAGAGCCGCCAGAATTGAAGATCAGAGGTAGTGACTCAGAGGGCGGTGAAGGCGAGGTCGGAACGGATGGCGAGCCATCCGGTGACGATAAGCCGAGCGGCGTTCCTCCGAGTGTGATAGGAATTCAGATTGACATCATGCAACTGGAGGAATGAGAGATGGATCTCAAAGAGAAGCTGAACGGACTGCTGACGCAGGCGAGGGACCTCGCCGCGAAGGCAGAAGAGGAAAAGCGCGACTTCACTGCCGATGAGCGGCAGAAGGTCGCCAATCTCCTGAAGGAGGCCGGGAAGGTCAAGGGCCAAATCAAGGAGGCGGAGCAGGACGCCGACATGCGCAAGCAGATCGACGCGCTGAGCGCCGAGTTTGCCGCGCAGAAGGGCGAGGAGCCAGAGCCCGGGAAAGCTGCGTCGCAGGGGACGCTGGGCGAGCGGTTCGTGTCGAGCCCAGTCTTTAAGGATTGGCTCAAGCAGGTCGCTCCAAGCGGCCATATCCCCGAAAAGGTCAAGGGGCTTATATCGCCACCGGTCGAGTTCAAGCGGCTTCTTGGCCGCAAAGATCTAGTGACCGGCGACAGCGCTACGTCGGCTGGGGCGTTCGTGCAGACGGATTATACCGGTATCTACGAGGGACTCGGCCGGTATCCACTCAACGTCTTGAGCCTGATTAGCCGCCGGCAGACCACGAGTGATCTGGTCGAGTTCGTGCGTCAGACACAACAGGTGCAGGAGGCCACGCCAGTAGCTGAGGCTAATGTCACCGACTCTGACAGCACGACGACTGGCGCCGTCACCGGTGAGAAGCCAGAAGGCGCCATCGGCTTCGAGAAGGTACAGGAGCCGGTCAAGACCATTGCGGTCTGGATCCCCGCGACCAAGCGCGCGCTGTCGGACGCCGCGCAGATCCGCGGGATCATCGATCAGGAGCTGCAGGACGATCTCCTGGAGGAGCTCGAGGATCAGATCGTGAATGGCGATGGCGTTGGGGAG